TGCGCCCCTTACCGTTATCCTTCGAGCCTAACCCGGACTGCTGTTTGCCTTTGTCCAAAATTGATCCCAATTTAGCTTCCAACAGTTCACCCGGCGTCATCACTGCCTGATCTTTGTTACGCATTACCATCTTTTCGGAGTCACGAAATACCAACTTCCCCGTATCATCAAAGTCTGCGATCTGTGCCAGTTCCGAGATTGTCTTGTTGATGTACGTATCTCGCACATCGTCAGCAATTATGGCACGGTCCAGGAATTTGAATCCCAACAAAGCATGATTTAACTCAGCTTTGATCCGGGTAGTACGGAATTCAGTGCGTTCCTTTTCAACGCTTGCGTTCCAATCTTCTTTCGCTTTCTTATGCAATGTCTCGACGCGCTTCAGTTCACCTGTCAGCTCATCGATACGAGCTTTTGCAGCCCCATCGGTGTTACCTGACTTAAGTTGTTCTTCGAGTTGCGTCAGTTTGCTTTCGGTCTGCGAAAGTTTATCGGCAGATTCTTTCAGCTTCTTGGCTTCATCCTTGATCCAGTTGTACCCCTTTACTCCTTCGGGCTTCTTTGAACCAGTAACGGACTCCCAATCGGCTTCGTACATTGAATGTAGCTTACCAATGTGTGGTTTGATCTCACGTTCAACTTCGGCCTCCTTGAAGTTAGCCAGGAACTGTTGCTCCTCCGCTGCGGTACGAACCACAAACTCCGCCTCGGTGCTGTTGTTGATTAATTCTATTGCTTGTTCTTTGGTTGTCATAACGTCTCCTGTTATGTGATTAATTTATTACTTGTAAAGTGGATAAAACCACAGTATGCCTTCTGTCACGCTTACGGTTCCGGTTGCATAATGCTGTACCTTACATCTTATGTAAGGCCATGTCATTAGTGCGGTAGGTGTCCATAAGAACGCTCCATCGACCGTTGTCCATGTAACGGCGTGAAGTGTAGTCGGTGCGGCTGCGGTGTAAAGAGTGTACGACCCTGCTGCCTGAACGGTGCCTAATGTATTCCAATGGCTGTAATCGGCCGATCCTTGAAATGTGATCTGGGTAGAGTCCGTCGATCCGGTAAGGTGATCAACGTAGACTTGTATCGCAATATATCCGGGACGGGTAAAGTACTGAGTTATCGGATAATAGTGAATATCAGCATCAACGACCGTATCCGTTCCACTTGCGAAAGTCATTTTTTGTGCCTGCATAGATAAGCCCACCAGCAGGAACAATGCGAAAATTAATAGTAACTTTTTCATTTTGATTTAGATTTAGAATTGCGTTTTGGTTTGGCCCTTGCAGGCTTATTGATTATTCCCTGTGTCTCCTTAACAGGCATTGATTCGGGTGCATCTGTGGGTGTATCAACAGCCTTGACGGGCTGCGTTGGAATAGGCTTTGAAAACGTTGGGTCGTGTAATACTTCCAACTCAGTCCATCCAACTGCTTTTTGTGTCTCCGGTTTGCGATAAGCGGCAAAGTCCCTAACTGACACCTTTACGATGCGCTCGTTTGATTCATACCGTTTCTCCTGCGGAATGTGTATTTGGAAAGTCATTCTGAGGTGATAATTGCCAGCCTCATTCTCCTTGAGGCTGTACGTTGGGTTCTTGTTCCCTTGCATAATCTTGAAATTTTAAATTAATTATTTCTATTTTCTCAGCGTAGTCGTCACTCATAAAATCAACGACGTCGCCAAATTCCATTTCAAACCTTCTTACAAATTTAAGTAAATTGACCTTCATTGTCAAGTCGGCCAGTGAAACACCCTTACCAACCAACACGGCGGCTTCTGTTATACTCATCCCCGGCATTGGATCTAAGTCCTTATAAATCATTGCCCTTTCCCTGTCGCGCTTCTTGTGTTTGAATTTAGTGTCCATGATCTGTTCATCCATCGCATCGAGCAATACCTGATTCACTCCTTTACTCTTTGCATCGGCATAACTTGCGATTAACTCCTGTTCTGTTTGCAGGTAGAAGTCCTCTCCGAACTCAACCATACCGTCAATAAAGAACACCCCGTAACGCAGTCGGGCTAATGTTTCGTTGGTCCATAGCATGATCTCGGCAAAGTTACGCGCTATGTTGATTAGCACTTCTTCGCGGCTCTTGAACGAAGCATCGACCTGCTTTTCATTTACCGCTTCTTTGCGTAACAGATCCCCATCCGATCCTACACAACTGCGATATATGTCATTAGCCAATCGGTCCACCTCTTCGGCACTGTATTGACAAGCCTCCACCTCGGCACCTACCACCTGAATGGGGTTACCCATCAAATCGGGTTCACCTGTGCGTGGCACTGGCACCGTTGAGAACGACCCTGGACCCATAAATCCTTGTCCGGTATGTTTCTTTGTCTGCTCTTGTCCTTCCCACCACGTCGGCTTATCTTCCCTCTCTTTCTCTGATTCGATCTCGTAAGTGATGTAAATGGGATATGGCGCATGGAGGTCAAGGTACTTCTTCGATGTCTTAAAAAACAGTAACCAGTCAAGATCACCCAGTGAGTCCGTTACCGGGCTGCGCTTATTGATATAGTTCTCGTCTTGAAGTTTGTCGCTCCAGAACATACGTGCAGGGCAGTAACCTAAGTCGTGAGGCACTTTGGCAATCAACGCCCCGATCTGCTTTTTGTCATAAGCATACTTTCGCATTTGTTCACTGTCGTAAACGATTAGCTCGTTCACACCATCCTCATTATCATGCTCAAAGATGATGTACTGCATATCGTTACGCCCATCCACTCCCATGTCAAGGATCTCGTGCGGTGAGATGAAGTAGAAGTACGGCTCCGGCCGCAACCCGTTCTGTACGGCAGGCAGGTCAATGATAACCACTGAATCGATAGCTGTTTTCATTGATGACCATGCCTCAACCCTCCACATATGATCGCTCTTGATCTGTTTGAGATAAGCCAGAAAATCGTGCTCGTATTCATCCGAGGCGAAGGTGTACTGCTGAATGAAGTTCTTTGCATACCAGACGCGCTCCAACCCCATAAAGATGTCCTTCATCAACTCGTTAGTACTCAGCGGGAATGTCATCAGGTGCTCAATACGGTTCTTTTTGTCGGCAGGCAGTAACTCCGCAATCCAGCTCATTATTTCAGAGTAGTACCTTGAAGCGTGCTCCCGTCGAAGAACAATATCCGAATGGAAAGCGAGCCGTTGATGATGCAACCTACTTGCTAACAGTTCCCTCGCGTGGCTTGGTTTCTTTAATAGTTGCTTTATTTGGCTTTCGGATAAGTTCATCTTTCGTGTCGTCAAAAATGTATTCGTCACTTTCAATACTCCAAACGTCTTTGATGCCTGGATGTAATTTTTGATAGACAAGTATCCGTTGAATATGGGCCAATGCAAAGGACTGTTTCAGACCGGATGAACTTGTCATTTTAAGTTCCTTTGTCATCTTACCAGTCTGTTAATGGGTCAAAGTTTGCGGTTGGGTCTGTGATTGTAAGGTAATCGCTCCAGTTTTCGGCAAGTTTAAACTCCAATGTATGCTCATCTAAAGCATTAAATCCGCCGATCTTTTTGTCTGATACTCTCAAAGAATTAACAATAAATCCTTTTACGAGCAGTCCATCCAGGCGGTGAACAAACTTTGAATCTTCCTGAACGAAGATAACTTCCAGTGACGGCTCACACATCAGCTCTTTGATAGCTCTGATGATTGAGACCGAATAGTTACGCATTGTGAAGGTGAAGGAAGTTGGTTCGTTGCCAACGATCTTCGGGATGCCGTTACGGACTTCATTACCACTTCCGATTGCCATCACAGCTCCGGGCTCAACGACGGGGTTGTCAATCAGTGGGGTGATTACTGCGTGGGTGGAGTCAGCAGCGGATAACAGCGTGGTCCAGCTGGCTTCAACAATCAAGGCAGCGACAGTGGCAAAACTGTTTCCCCCTCTCCAGAATACAAGACGTTGGATCTGTCCAACGTTCTCAGGGCAAGTTAAGGCTCCGATGTCTCCTATTGCGGTGGCTACCGGGCAAGTACAAGTTAATGACATACTATTTTTATTTTAGAGTGAATGATTCAATTAATTACTTTAAAACAAAAATAAATATAGATTGAAATTTTGTCAACACATTTTTTTTATTTCATTATCTGTTAACTACTTACAATGATTTAGCCGACTTCTTTTTTCTTTATTTTACAGTTTTATTTTCATCTTCTATTTCTATCTTCATTTTCATTTTCATTTTCATTTTCCATATGTACAACATATGATAAAGATATGATGAACATATCTTATTTATAATGAATTGAATGATAATGGATTAAAGAATAAAGGTGTTTAATATAGGATGGATTGCAAAAAACCGAAACTTAGTAAAGGGGATTAATAAAAAGATTACCAACGTGCATACGATTATCCCGGCCCACCACACCAAAAGAAAAGTAAGGATGAAAGGAAGTGCAATGAATAGTATTACAAATCGCATTAATTCCACTGTTTGATCTTACGTTGTGGCTGTGATACAATAAAGTTCAAATCTTTAAGGCAATCCATCCCGTGATCCCACTCCTTGACCGGCGTATTGATATACTTATTCAACTTCTTGTCGTACATCCACTGGTATTGCCGGAGTTCCTTAATCACGTTTGTCGATGACTTCGTTACCAGTATCTTACGTTGTTGGAGCAACTCGATAGCCTTGTTCACATATCCCGGGAACTTTACCGATCCTGTCACATTTAACCCGGCCGCGGCTAACTCGCTGATTGACTTTGGGTCTTCTGAGTCGGCAACAATAAACTGTCGTGTGATCTGTTTGGCACGAATACGGCCTATCAGTTCGGCGTTACTCAGTCCTGTTTCGTAGATTTCCTCATGCACATAGATTTCGTCCCGAATGAAGGCAACCCGGATTAAGACCGTAGGGGAGTTTGTAAATCCCCAGTCGATAGCAAAGTACTGCTCCGAGGTGAAAGGGAACTGCGAGTCGTCTATTTGCGCCCAGTTGCGATATATCAGGCCTTCTGTTACTCCGATCTGACCTAATCCATACACTCGCCACCAGTTTTCCCAGTATGGCGAGTCTTTTGCCTTCTCTCGTGCTGTCTCAATATCGTACTTAATTGATTCGTTCAGTGATTCGTTGTCAATGTAAGTTAATATCAACGTCTCACTATCCGGATCATTCATCAATTCGGTATGCACCCAGAACTCGCACGTTGGATTAAAGTCAATGAATATGATTTCGTTGGTCCGGATTGCCAGGGCATGATAAGCCTCCCATGATACGTTATTCGCTTCGTTGATGAACATCACATCCCGCCGGGCACCTGTTAGCCTGGTCTCTTGATCGGCAGAGAAGAATTCAATATAACTGTTATTTGAGAATGTGTATTTGAGAAGCGACTTGTTGTAACCATCCACACGGAAGCGGCCGCTGGTCTGCATAATCTTTAGGAAGTCTTTTAAAGCCCCACGGCGAAGATGAGGTATGGTCTCGCTGATTACGCTGATCTCTTTGTTTGGGTACGTTGTAGCGTATGTAATCAACCATATCAGTATAGCTATGGTCTTACCTGCGGAAGTGCCGCCGGGAATGATGCGTTTCTTTTTTGATAGCTCACAAATCTTATGAAGTGCTGTCGTCGGTTGGAACATCCTTCTCCTTGATGTTTTTTGTCATATCGAAAAAAGGCTGCTCGGTAACGGTGAGATCAACCAACTGATTTACCTTTCCGTAGATGCGCTCGAGTAACATTTCAGCAGCTTTCATATTACCTTTGTTGGCAAACTTATTGATTGCCTTGATTAATGTAATCGGGTCAACCTGATCTAGTGCAACATCGATAGGAACTTTCTGCTTTCCCTTTGTTGACCGACGTGGATCGTATCCTTTTTTAAATTGAGTTTCTTTCGGTGGTTTCTTGTATGCCATTTCCCAGTATATTACCAGTAAATAAGTGTAAGGTTTCTTTACACATTAGTTGTAACGTTTCTTTACACTTACGGGTCTATCTTTGTTTTCAAGTGATTTATATACAACTCTGTCGAATATTTGTAATAAGTATCAAATTCAGTGAACCCTTTATTATCCTGTTTCCAAAGCAGGAATAATACCGCCCGGATTCGTTGTGATTGTGTTTTACCTGTTTCCTCAAAGCCAGATTCGAGCTGATCCAGCGTGTCCTTTTCCTCTGAGCGGAATTCATCAACTTTGATTGCGGTGAAAATAAACTTATTCAAAGCGGCTGCAAGTTCCTTTAC